TTAATCAAAAAGGCCTAGATTTTCTTTCGCGTAGATTTCGAATTCATCACATCCGCCGATATGGTCTTGGTCGACAAAAATTTGAGGAACAGTTTCTACTGGCTTACCCACTGTTTTCTCTAAATCGGCTTTGCTAATACCCTCAGCGTGGATATCCACATAGCGATAATTGAAATCGTCACGTTTTGCTTTCAGTGTTTCCGCGTGCTCTTTAGCACGAACACAATATGGACAAGCTGGGCGACCAAAAATAACCACGAACATAATCTTTTCTCCTTAATTCTGATGCTGCAACTATGCCCCAATCTTTTATGGAAATAAAGAAGCAATTGCCTCTCACTCCAATAGGTTATACCTATCAAACTTTCGACCTCGATCTTCGTGTTTATTATTTGTTCTCATCAACGTGATATGCCGCAAAAATATCGGACATTCAAACAGAGAATTGCAGCAAGTTGCACTGGGTCAAACTAATTCTCATGGGATAGGTGCAAGCTAAAATGAGTTCAAAATACAGAGAGGTGCAGTATGTTCCAATTCATGACATCTCAACATTTCACCAACCCCCGTAAATCCTAGCTTTACAATACATTTCAAGTAGTTAATAAAACCAACGAAAACGAAGAACAATGGATAACACCGAGAAAAGCTGACGAACGTCGCCACTTTGTCGCCATTTAAAGGGTGAGGTTTGCGATTGGGTTGAGCCTAACAACAGACTCCAGATGGTTAGGAGAGAAGTGCGCGTAAACCATAGTTTGTTCAATCTTCGAATGGCCTAACGCTTCTTTTAAATCGAGGATGTTGCCACCATTTCGCATGAAATTGGTCGCGAAAGTATGGCGAAGAACATGTGTTGCTTGGCCATTGGGTAAATCGGGTAGGGCACGCACTAGCCACTTGTGGGCAATTTTATAATTACAGGTGAATAAACGGCCTGACTTCTGCGGGTTAATGTCGTCATACAGGGTTTGGGATATTGGCAACGTTCGGTTGCGTTTACCCTTGGTGTTCACATACGTCACCTTGTTATCGAATACATGCTCACCTTTAAGCAAAATAGCCTCATTGATTCGTGCACCAGTCGCTAGGCAAATCATAAACACAATTCTCAGGTCATCGGCATAGTCACTGGCTTTAATCACATCAAACAGCTTGATGATTTGGCCTTGTCTTAAAAAGGTCAGCTCTGATTCAGGGGTTTTAATGTTTTTGATGCCATCCAGTGGGTTAGGTTGTTGCCATTCTTTAAACTCAATTAACTTATTGAAGACCGCTTTCAAGCACGTCATATCACGATTGTTAGAACTTATGGCAATCTCTTTTTGCGGATTCTTACCTTGTTGAAAGGTTCGGTTGGCTCGGTAATGGGCTAGCTGCTTAGGTGTGATTTGAGAAGCGAGCGGGTCACCCAATGCCGTGACTATGTGTTGCATTCGGCCTTTTGTATGTTCACCCGATTTTAAGTTCTTACCGTGCAGCACGAACCACAAATCGACAATCTCACTTAACCGCCTATGATCGGCTTTTTCACCAAGCCAAGGCTTGTCATCGATTTCTTTTAAAACAAACTTTTCATAGGCCGTCGCTTCGCCCTTGGTAGCAAACCGCTTACGAACGCGCTTACCACTTCGGCCTTGTGGGTAGCACTCACAAAGCCATGGTTTCTTGGTACCGTCTTTAAGGTTGCGAATCGACATAAACACTCAACTTATACTGGTTATAAAAACAGTGTAAGTTGAGTGAAAACTACGAGCAATGTTTGAAGTTGTGTTTTGGGAACAGAACAGGAAAAGAAAAGCAGCCATATGATAAGACCTGACTCTTATGTTTCTCTCTTACTTATTATGCGTTTCTATATGTGAGCAAATCTTTTCACACATATCGTTTAATTTATCCGTTAATTCCCAATCTATATCTGTAGTCATAATGTCAATAGCAGTTTCGCAAAATCTAACCTTGTCTTTAATGCTTCCGTTATCAGCCTCATAGAACTTTCTCTTGGCAGTGCCTTTCCCTTCAGCATCTTTTTTTATTTTCATATACAGCTCTAGAATTTTACCAATACCACTGTCTTTCTGTTCAAAATTTGCGTTCGCAAGGATGTTTGGAAAAATGATTTGGTAGTCGTTTTTATCGCTATTAAATGTTTCCCATCGTTTTTCCGCAGTCTTTACTATGATTTCTTTAGGGATATAGTTCTCTATCTCTTTCCAGTCCAACAAATAGAAGTTCGATTCTAGAGCTTTTTCTAGTTTTTTTACTCTGTTTCCTGAAGTTCTGATGTCTCCGTCAGCAATTAACAGTATGTTTTGGCTTAGTTTTTTTGCTGGAGTTTGAGTGGAGCCTGCATCTACATCGTCATCGTCATTAAATGCCCAGTGGGTAATATTACTGCCCTGATATTCCGTGAAGATATAGTGCAAATTTTCTTGATATCTTTTGAGCTTGTCCGCTCTAGGTTTATCTGTTAATTCAAGTTCTTGGATGAATTTGGCAAGGTAAGTTCGTAAATACAGCTTATCCGTTACGCCTTCAACCCAAATCGAACAGTTGGCGGTAAGCACTGATGAAGCGCGCACACCTAATGATTGAAGAATCGACATGTTTGCTTCTGAACTTTCTACAACGGTGACTTCTTTTCCGTCGTTGACTTCTTGATGAACTCGTTGAAGAGAAACATCATCGAATTCTTGAGCCATATCGATAAAGTGATTCGAATGCGTGGTCATGAAATACATGTGTTGAGGACGAAGGCGAAAGGCTTCAATAATAGCTCTTTGTAGGCCGGCATGAACATTTTGCTCAGGCTCTTCTATAAAGAACATGGTTGGCTCTTCATTCAAGAATGCTTGTACAGTCAGCATGATGACAGTTTGCAAGCCATCTCCTAGATCGTAAATCGGTCGTTCAGCTTTATCACCTATCTTCATATACACAACGTTATTGTCAGAATTTGTTTCTGGGTCTGAGTCTGAACTTAGGCGTGGTACTAATGCAATTTCTTCGTTCTCAAAGAACTGCTGAGATAAAAATGTCTCGTAGTCTCGAACACTTTGTCTTAGTTGGTGATTTCCAAGTAATGCCCGTGTTAAATCACGGTATAAGCTATGCCCTGTAAAAATGGAAATCTCATCATCTGGATTCGCTCCAGTGTTTGCTTTAGACATCATATTAGTGACATTAAAGTAATCAGAGCGAGTTCTATTTAAGTAAACGTCAGTATCAGAAAGAGTACGTAAGCCTCGCAGCAGTGGAATGTAGGTCTTTCGAAATGACCTATCACTATACTGGCATAGAAAGTCAAACAACGGGTTTTCTAACGTATGAAAAAGTGCTGCAACAAATTCTTTGGAGTACTTGGTTCTAAGAGGGGCATTGACGTGAGTAGAGTTTTGATTTGCCAAACTCTCGGCTAAATGATGAATATGACTGTAATTTGTTTCACTAGTGTGATTGGTGTATATGTCTTGTCGAATTTTTGATGCTAAGCGAGAGCTAAAACCATTATTTACTAGGTTACTCTTTAGAAGATGGTCTAGTTGATCGTCAAGAAGGCTATCTATGGCATCCCAAACAGAAAAAGTATCGGAATCTATAGAGTTCAAATTCGATGTGAAAATCAATCTCAATAATCTACTTTTACCAGAATTATTTGGCCCAATAAAAAGGTTTATTGGCCGAAGGTTTTCCAATTGCCAATTCCAATCTATATCCTCTGAAACACCAGGACGAGTATAGCTTATGTTTGATTTGAATCCTTCGTTAGAGAAGTTAGGGATTCTAATTTTATTAATTAACTGGCTGTAGTTTTGTAGATCGTCTGACATGATTAAAAAGCCGCTTTAAACTTGTGAAAAGGATTAATATTAGAAAGAACCGCTAAAATGCTTTATGTAGAACTCTCACCCAACAAAACACCCTCAACCCACTCATCAAAGTGCTTCTTCTTGTGGCCTTCAGTGTCGAGCATGGTGTCAATGTTCTGAACGAAGAACGTTTTAGTGACACCGTTCTCTTTCGTCGCAATCAGGTTTCTGTATGTGCCATTTACTTCCAAGCGGGTAGGGTAAACGGTTAAGCGTTCACGGCCTTCATCTCGGTAAGTGAAAGTGGTAGCAGGGCATTTCCCTTCCCACAGCACGGTCGAAATGTTTGAAACTGACCGTTTGGGTAAAACACTGAAAAGGTTTACTGAAAGTACCGAATGACACCAGTCCGAGAAACCATACTGCCCACCATTAAAGGTGATGTTGTCCATCTTGCCAACGTTGAAATGGCGGTCTTCTTGCTTGTCATAACAGAAGCCCTTTATGTAGAACATGCCTTCGTCATTCATTAACACTTCGCTTACCGCAACCTTTCTTTCGATTTTGTCACCGTCAGAATCGGGGTATTCAAAGGCTAGGTCGTGGGCGTCACCTGTCCAAACTGAGGTGAGGTTTTCAGCCCAGTTGTTTACATGTTTTGCTTTCTGGTCATTCTCAAAATGGGGGAGGTTGTAGCGTTTGCACAGCGCTTCTTGCTTCTCTTTCGACAAGTTACCTTCATTCACGAGTTCTCGCCAATACTTAGGGTCAACCAATCGCTCACGAAACTTCTTTTGTTGAATCTTGTACAAAATGTACAGCAGTAGAATGCTGAGTAATCCGAATAGCTCCATGTGGTTTTCCTTCGATTAACTTAACTAAGCAGCACCTCTGAAGAAGTGCTGCTGCTATTATTTCACTGACTGGCTTTTACTATTGGCTTGTTTCAATACTGTGTCGAACACCTTGCTATAGCTATTTTGTACGTTATCGACTGACGTACTATCAACGAAGTGGTCTGCACCATGGAAGTAGTGTTTTGAAAGCTCTTTCTTACTGATGTTTCTTTCGTTTTTATCGAACTCAGCAAAGTAACCATCGATGGTGGCAAGTTGAATGCCTTTTTGTCGGTATCTTCTTTCATCGGTTCTGTGCCTTGCTGACTCTCTAAGTAAGTAAAATGCAGGTGTAATACCAACGATGAGGAAGAATGAACGCAGTAGTATCAGGGTATATTGCGGTATCCCTTCAGCATCTACTAGCTTGTCATAATCAAAAGTCCCTAAAAATAACAAGATAGAAATAAAGAGCCAAACCACACCATATGACCTTAAGTCATCAGCCGTTTTTTTCTCTTCCTTCGCATGCGCTAGGGAAGAGTCGGCTAATGCGTCGGATGAAACAAAGTTAAGTGTGTTTCTCAAGGCATCATTTAGAACAACAAATTCATTAATGTGTTCTGAAACTTTGTTAGATAAGCCTTCTACTTCTGAACGGATGTTCTTTAGTACTTCAGTTTCTTTTTTCTCGATATGAGTAGTTGCACTGATAACAGCACTACCTACTTCTTGGTCTAGTCTTGAGAGTGACTTATCGGTAATTTCTTGCTGTAATTGATTGCTATGTCTATTGAGAGAACGAGTTAATTCGGAACTCATTTTCTTGAATTCAGTATTGGATTCACTGAGCTTATTGGCGACCTCATTGCTTAGGTCATCCAGAAGCTTTCTTTGAGATCGTTTGGCCTCTACTCGTAGTTTTTCTGCGTTTGATTCCAAATTGTCTAGTATTGTTTTGCTTTTATCTGTGACTTCTTTTTGCCTTACTTCCAGTTGTTTGAGCAGACCAGAAGTTCTATTTTTTTTACTGTTAACATTGCGATCATAAAAATCATAGAAAAGAGATATTAGCTCTCTAAATGATTTTAAGGATTGTCCAAACATCTCTAAAAGATCGTTTTCTAGTTCGATGAAAGCGGCGTTTTGGTCTATTAACTGTTCCACTTCAGATATATTGAATTCGTATTGTTCCCGTTCCGAAGTATGAGATAACTGTACTCTTTTTGCACCTAGTATCAGGGATGTGGCACGGCTAATAATTTCATCTAGTGGAAATAAATCAACATCAACGTCATTAATCTTGAACTGACGTTTTTTTATAGTAGTCAGCTCAATCTGACAGATTTCAATCAAATGTCGGACTCGCCCGATTGTGTCCGGACTCATGTTAAATGTAACTTCAGGCATCAGTTATTACCTACAATTATTGCTTATTCAGCGTCACGGCCACTCGGCCAATAACCTTAATATCGTGCTCTGCTACTTCGAGCGTGCTATCGCCAAATGCTACGGCCAGTTTTCTGCCTGGTAATCGTTGAATTTGGTTAATAGAAAGCCTGCCGTCTACATCAATCAAATAGTCGCCACTCACTGCGTCGGTGGTGCTCTTATCTAATAGGTAAACCGCTTCGTTAGTTTCTACTTCTATGGTGTGCTCAACCTTCAAATTGAAACTGTTCATGCGGCGAACTGCGTAGGGTACTTTGCCCGTATCAATCAACTTGCCGTTAGTTAAACAGAAACTATTTAGAATCACCGTTTGGTGCTGTGGGTTCTCGTCAGTTAGGTCCGACAAAAAGTCATTAACCGCAACATCTGCCGCTTGAGGTGCTGGCGTATTGGGTAGGTTTTTGCGCTCTTCTTCGCTTAGTGCAAGTTCGGCTATTGGAATGCCCAAACGCAAATGCAAACGCACCATAAGCTCGTGTGACGTTCTGTCGTGTGTGTTCCATGTACTAAAAGTGGACTTTTGTACGTCAAGCAACTCAGAAAGATCTGCGAAGGTTTTGCTTTTAGTTAAATATTTCAGGTTTTCGGTGAAATCCGAACCTTTTAGGTAGTCAAATGCCAGTAACTTGTCTTCTTTTTTCATCATTACATTCACTTTGTGTGATATTGATCGGTGAAAGATAATCAAATGTCGGCAAATGACGATTGATCTTTGGTGTTTACCAAACTAATATCTTGTTATCAACTAACGAAGTGCGAACGATGCCGACCAAAGCCAGTACGCACAACATATGAAAGGATAACACTATGTTAATTCATACCCAACCGTCCGAAGCGCCTTTTGTTACGTATGACAAGTACATGGAGCTAACAGGCATTAAGTACACCACCCTTCGTGATCAGGTCGATTCCGGCAAGGTCATCATCAAAAAGAAAGACAAACCTCGCGAAAAGCCAATGATCAACATGGTGGCTATGAACGAAATAGCCGCACGTGAAGCGCTAGAAGTCCTAGGTTAATCATGCGCTTGGCTCGCTTTATTCCAACGAAAACCTACTGCCCACTTTGGCTTCATGTCTTTGCCTTAGTTGTCATTTTCGTTCCTCCATTGCTTTAGGAGTATCAAACATGGGTGATCAAGTCGCCATGTGCGAACTACGTGAACGCAAACAGCAATCTTTTAACGCTGTATGTTGCGATTTCGCAATCAACCACAACATGGAAGCGTTAGCAAAAGAGATTGGAATAAAGAGCGGAACGATGCTGCGCAACAAGCTCAACCCAGAGCAGCCACACATTCTCAGTGCGGTAGACATGGCGCTGCTGTGCAAAGCCGCAAACGACTACACCATTCTAAATACCCTCGTTGGTGATGCAGGTGTAGTGATCGCTCAAATTCCAATGGGCGAGGGTAATAAAACCACCGTAGAACGTGTGCTCGAAAACAACATTCTTGCAGGTGAAATGAGCAAAAAAGCCTTAGAGCTGGCCAAGCAACCTCGCGTCCCACGCAGTAAAAAGCGCAGAACCATAGCATTAGCTCAAATGGCCATAGGGAATTTGGTGCTGATGGTATCTGAACTCGAAAACCGCAACACAGCGCTACAGCCTTTGATGCAAATTGGCTCGGATGTGCTTAGCAGCGGTATGACTTTACCTGGTTTATAAGGAATAAATGATGTCAGGCTTTGTATTCAGGAGTGTCACCAATGAACAATCCAGCGATGCGATTAATGAAGGTGTAACTATGATTGGGTTTCAACCCCATTCGAATAGCTGCTCGGTTATAGGCAAGTGGCTTCAACATCCCGATCTCTCCGCTATTCGTATCTCGAACAGAGGTGAGAGCTTCTATCAATTCATCATCGTTCAGTTTGTGTTTGCGATTGATTATATCTCTAAATCTTCCGCTTTGAGCATCCGCACAAATAGCCTTTTTCAAAGGCTGGATGACGACATTGATTGCGGCGAGAAATGCGACAAGAAAGCCTACAAATATATCGAGGCCGAAAGTGGCTACGATCGAGGTACCCAACATTATCAGTGCGATGTTAATGCAAACGTCTATGCGTCGCCAAAAAACATTCAACATCTCTTCAGTACAGCTGCTGTATTCAGCCGTAAATTCTTGATCTTGCCTGTCCATATTTTGAGTCCTTTAGTTTATCACCCACCATCTTTTGGCGGGGTAGGTTTAGGAGGGTTATGGTCTTTAAATTTTTCTGAGTTATCCATGTGAATTCCTACTTAGTTATTGAGCCGCAATAAGATTCTACCGTGTATTGGGTCGCACTGCTACACGAGCCAGTTACTGGTCTGGTTTATCAAAACCAGTTTAACGGAGGTTTATATGTCAGTTGAACTATTAGAAAACGCAATCCATCGCCCATGCCCTGATATGACTTGTTACTCGTTAAATTCAGAGCAAAAAAGTAAAGGCTTAGAGCGCCTTGCGAAAGTAAAAGCGCAATTGAAGGAAGACCAACTGGTCAACCTTCGCCAAGAACGTCAGCAACTTCAAAGCGCATACGCAAAAACCGATTCGCCACGCGAGCAGTCACGCATCACCCGATTGATTAATATCATCGACGCCAAAGCCATTCGCATCAGCGAGCGTTGGTCGTAACCCCATCCCTTAGCCAGCGATAGTTTGCCCCTGCTGTATTCCTTCGGAATAGGGGCTTTTTTCGCTCAATTATTCCAAGCGTAGGAGCAAAAATATGGAAATGCACACCGAAAAGCTTACCCAAGCCCACCAAATCATTGGTGAAGTAATCAGTTCTCAGCAACAAGAATTAGCCAACCAGTATGGAAACCGAGAAGTGTTCGACATTGTTCACGCCATTAATGTACTGGCAATGGCAAATATCGACGTGATTCATGTGTTCACTGAGTTCTCAGCTCATGTGAACAAGTTCCATGTTCGCGCTATAAGCGCTGAGCAAGACTACAGCTTAAAACGGTATGGCCGCCTATTTAGCGAAGACGTTTTTATTACGGATGACGGTGCACTGGAACAACTTTTGTCCATCGAATCAAAACTTACCGAGTTGATCATCGAAGCCCGTGAAGAAGTTGAAACAATCGCGGAGATAAGCGCATGAGATACCTAGCAGCCTATCTAAACAGTGGCGGTGGTGTGGTGAAAAACGAACAAGGTTTGGTGATGAACCTAGACCTTGGTGAGTATGAAACGGAGCAGCTCGCAATCGACAACGCTTGTGAAAAATTGAACTGCCAACACACCATCAATGGCGTGATTGTAAAAGGCGGTGATACCGGTGGGTTCATGGTGGTTAATGCACAGGAGTTTGAAGAATTATGAGAAACCAAAAGCACGAACTCAACGGTATTGAAGGTGTTCCTGCAATCGCCATGAAATATGGCATTCCTGTTGGAACGATAAAGAACCGACTTGCGCGAGGCTTAACGATTGAAGAGGCGGTCATAAAAGCAGACCAACGCTTTAAAAACACAGGCCTGTTTAAAAAAGGCATCAGTATTCGTTTTCCTGATCGGTTACCAAAGCTTTGGTGTTTGGCTTTAGGGATGGCTTCACATTGATACCCAACCACTACAACCCTGTCATAAAACGCTATGGATACACGCAACCAATCAATGAAGACGTTGCGTGTATTGCCCATGGCTACCAACCCAAAACGCAAGAACCAGAAAACCTCAATTTTCTAGAACGCGACCTCTACGATGCCAACGCTATCAATCACGAATGGCGCAAACAATACTTTGCCAATCTGCCAACTTACCTGGGCAAATACTTCTCAAAGCGTTACATCGATATTGGTGAAAAGCAGGGCTACGCCAAAGCCAACCGTTACTTGAGCCAACGAATGCAGCCTGCCGTTGAACGTGTTCGTAAGGTTCTCACCAAATACAAACATTTACCAACCTCTCAGAAAGTGGCCTTGCTGTCTAAAGAGCATGAAAGTGACGACGATGGTTTTCACCCCGTGTTCTTTAAAGAGGAAGGCAACCCAGAAGACTTCAAAAGAAAACAGCTCAAGTTCGACTTTGACCAAGTCGACAAAGACAGAACGCCAGTAGCCAATCGCTTATTGGCCGAGCTCGAACAAGACGAAATCAAAGAAATGGCAAGCCGCATTGCTGAAATCGTCAATCAATACTGGATGAACGTTGTCGCGCCTAAATACCCAGCAACTACTGAAGACGAAACCGATGAAAGTATGGTGCTCACCTATGAAGAGATCGCCAATTTCGTCACCGTTACCTTTGGCATGAATGCCCCCCGTAAATACAAGAAACAAACCCCGTTGTCAGCCGCGAATGACTTATCAAGAATGATCTGTGAAAAGTGGTGGTTAGGTCGGTTGGCGAGTCATCGAAAAGTCATGCGTGAACATCTGGCCATTGCTATAGGCCAAGTCAGCTCTAAAGCATCACCTTATGCGAGTTGGGACTGCATTCGAGAGCACAAAGCGCAGCAAAAACGTAACTGGGATGCGATTCAGAGAATGTTACTGACGGATGAGGAAACGGGTGAAGAGGTACAGCTTGATGACATGGTGCTAAAAAGCGTGTCGAACCCAGCTATTCGTCGACATGAATTGATGGTTCGTTGCCGAGGTTGTGAAGACATTGGTAATGAGCTGGGTTTACAAGGATTGTTTCTAACTTTAACCACTCCGGCCAAATATCATAACAGTTATAAAAAGGGTGGTTTCATCAATCATTGGAATGGGGCTAGCCCAAAACAAGCGCAAGCCTACTTAAACGATGTATGGACACGTATTCGCTCCAAGCTAGGCCGTGACGGTCTTCGTTGGTTTGGTGTTCGCGTAGCCGAGCCTCATCACGATGGTACTCCACATTGGCACTTGCTGATTTGGGTGAAACCAGAAGACGTTAGCGGCGTTCGTGAAACCTTCATTTCTTATGCTACTGAAGAAGACAGAAGTGAACTCCATCCCCAGTTTTTAAAAGAGCAGCAAAAGCCTTTTAGAAAAGCGCCGTACGTGGGGCCTTTAGATTACAGCGCCCGTTGTGACTTTGGTTCAATAGATAAAGAAAAAGGAACGGCCACAGGTTATATCGCAAAATACATATCAAAGAATATTGATGGCTACGCAATGGACGGTGAAGTGTCGGATGAAACGGGCAAGCCCGTGAGCGAGATGGCCAAGAATGTGAGTGCGTGGAAGTCTCGGTGGGCGATTCGCCAGTTTCAATTCTTCGGTGGTGCGCCAGTTACTACTTATCGCGAACTAAGGCGGTTTGCTAGTCAAAACAAAAAAGCCTTCATGGAATACGTGTTCATGCAATCGCGAAATGAACTCATGTGCCTATACGATTTGATTCACTGCCAACTCATGGGCCCACTGAAACCTGCCAAAATTCTCACCAATTTAGAGTTAATGGAAGTGATTGGTGATAACTATGAATCTCGCTTCAAAAGTGCCAATGCAAGCATTACCAACACCTTAAAAGCCGCCGACCATGGTGATTGGCATGGCTACATTATGGGGCAGGGTGGGCCGTTCGTTGCGCGTGATGATTTGCTAATTACTAACAGCTATGAAGAGCTGCCTTTTGCCTCTCCGCATGGTGAAACCGTTCGTAAGCTAGAGGGTTTTGATGCCTCTGGTGTACTCGTTAAAACTCGAACCAAAAAGTGGACGATTGGCAAACAAAAGCCAGCTGAACCCAAGACAGAGAAACAAGTCACTTACGAGTTCGACAAGCCAACGCCTTGCCCTTCCACATGGAAATTCAAGAAGAGAGTGATCAGCTTTGTATCGAAAACGGAAGCTGAAGGGGGCGCTCTTGATCTTCATGGCATCTCTGATGCCTCTCGGAGTTCTGTCAATAACTGTACGCGGCCAAAAATACCGCATCAGGAACGGGAGTTAAGCCCTCTCATTGAAAATGAGATAAGTCGGTTAATTGATGAATATGAATTAGACGATAGCTTTAGAAATGATCTGTTCAAAGGGCACTGGATTTCACTATCTAAAGAGAAAAGCATCAAGCTGCGGCAAGGTGAAACCGAAAGAACGCCCGACAACCTCGTTTATCACACCAAACATGAACCCGATTTGAGCTGGTTGGGCGAAGCCGTGCCTATTCCAATGGTGGGGAGTCATTATCAAGCGATTAAGATAGAGGAGTACCAGCAGCCGGATTTATGGTTGTTTTGATCAAGCGAAAAGCTGTATTTTCTATGGTATTACCCCTGATGGAAAAGTAAAAAACAATCTTATGTTGTCAAAGAATCACAGCGAGATTTCAATTTTTTAGCTGCATTAAGAGATTCAATTGCATGAGCTTCAGTTACTGTGTCTAGAAGTTGATAGTCAGCTAATGCTCGTTTTGATTTGTATTGGGCCAATATATAGGATAGTGATTTAAGGGTGTTCGCGTCATGTGTTTCTGATGTTTTTACATCATGTGAGGCTAGGTAACTAATCAATGAAGCATGCACTCCTTGACCGTTGTATTGAGGAGGCTTGTTTTCCAAAATATCTAATACGGAGTGATACATTGCATAGTAGCTTTTACTTACAGCCGTTCTATAAGCAACTTCTGAAGAACTATCGTTTAATATTTTGTCTGCATGATCTACTAATTCTTGAGGAGTAATTGGCATATCAAACGGGTCCTCCGTCAACTAAAATTTTGTTTTGATCGCAGATATCAAAACGAGCTACCATGCCATTAGATATTTGATCATGCTCTATTAGCTTTTCGGTTAATGCCCAGTTTAAATCAAAAATAACTTCAGGTTCGCCGGTTACCTCGAAGACAACATCTAAATGCTCTGACTCTGGTACTATTGTTAGATAAGAGTTACGGGAAACTGTTTTACCCAAACCTTCCATATCTTCTAATACTTCAGCAGCTAACAGAGAAACTAATTTTAAGTTATCTTCAGTTACATTAAAAACTTCAGAAGCGATGTTCAAATACTGCTGTTTAATAGTTAAATTGGAACGAATCATCAAGATATCCTTATCATCAGGATCCACGCCTTTTTCTTCAAGTACTGAAATAGCCCTACTAGAAAGGTTAAAATCATTGAAAAAATGGCTAGCGCAAATAACGTTCTCTATAATCAAGGGTGAGCAATAGTTTAAATCCATGCTGCTAATTAGATCATAGACAGATTTACTTGCTCCTACGTAGCTCAAAGCCCAAATGATGTTGCCATAAACAGCCTGCTCATTATCATAATTAAGTCGCAAAGCTTCATGAGCATGTAATAAGGTGCTTTTTTGCTGACGTAACGACGTATACAAAAGAGTTAGGACTAAGTGCGTTTCGCACTGATTGGCTAACTGCTCTGCTTCTCTTTTGTAATAGGCAATTTCAAACTCACTTAGGGTTGTTTCAGAAGAAATTGCTTCCATCAACGACTCTAGTAATTCGTTTGTTTTAGGTAATGCCGCGATCTGCAATGTAAATCCTTGTGTGTCCTAGTAAATCTAGGCTATCTAAAGAGCTCAACTACAATATGAGCGTGATAAGGGACCAAATATTAAATATAATATATACGATATTTAAGGTCGCTGACTATACAGTAAATGTCAAGAGTGGACAATTTATGTTGTGTCAAATATGCACACATATCCACACTTATCAGCTTTCATCAGCTTCCCTCGTCTATTGACTATTATAGATCACATCCGCTAACCTATCTGTGCACTGGCAAAATCCAGTGTCGGGATTGAGACCCCGCTTTATTTCCAAGGCACATATAGTGCCAGCGTTTTGCTGGTTTTTTTATGTGTATGGCTTAGCCACATCTAAACATAGTCGTTTCGTATAGAAACCGTACTATCAGTATTATGGTGGGCTGGGCAAGGCAGCTTCGGCTGGCCGTATCCTTGGAAGCGGTAGTCTCAACCTTGTTCAGTTCACCACCCAAAGATTGAGACCTTTTCGTGGTGATTTAGATGAATCATTCCAAGGAGGTCATGATGACTTCAGCACTTACTTTCCAAAATACACATTTCGATGTTGTAGAACAAAACAACCAACTTTGGCTTACCGCCAGTGAAATCGCTAATGCGTTAGGTTACGCGAATTCCAATTCTATTAGCCGTGTATACGCACGAAATAAAGAAGAGTTCGCGAATGGAATGACTGAGGAGGTCAAGTTGACCCTCTCAGGAAACTACCAAAAAACAGTCAGAATATTTTCCCTACGTGGCGCACACCTTATTGCTATGTTCAGCCGAACAGCAATAGCCAAGCAGTTCAGAAAGTGGGTACTCGATGTCCTCGATAATGAAACCCAGTCTGTCGTGACAGACTCACTTCCAACAATACCCCAGTGCATCTCTACAACGTCACCTTGGCCAACGCACTATCACTCCAATTGGAACCGTTCAACTTTCCCAATGTTTGGCACGTTCGCGCATTACCTCTCTTTCTCTATTCAACCTAAAGGCAATAAATACTGCGGAACGTTTTTGTTTGCCGATCGTAATCAACAAACTATCTACCAAGCAAAGCAACTTGGGGATTTAGGGTATTTTGAGGCGAGGGATATAGAAGAGCTGTGGGAACAGGTGATCAAGTTCTGCGCTCGGTGTCATTCAAAGAGCGCATTCTTTGAATAGAAGAGCTTAAACCATAGAAAGTTGCTGCTGCAGTTCGGCCCGCTGTTCTGGCGGCAGCGCTTTCACCAAAGACAGCGCCATTTGAGAGGTGGTTTTTGCGCTTGGGCTAAGTGAGTGCGAAAAACTCACATTCACCACAAACGTATGGCCACATTCAGGGTCGGAACAAGAACAGTAACTATCGGCATGGGAGGGGGAAAGGCGGTTTGTTTTTTGAATACGGGCTTTTGCCCCGCACTCGTTGCAAATTATACGCATATTTTAAACCTAGCTTTTTATATTTGACTGACCTCTTGAGAATACAAAAAAGCTGCATATTTGTACAGTATGCGGCTTTTTATCAAGTAATACCTACGTAACAACTTAGTGAGTTATCTCTCAACCTTTAGCATGATAAAAAACACCTGTGGATCACTGTATGAATATACAGTATTCTTATGTGGTCATTTGGTTAGGAGGTGCTATGTTGTTGAAAAATGGAAATGAATTACAGCAAGCGTTAGGGATAATTATCGATGGAATGGCCCAGAGCGAAGCCACTGAAAGGCACAAAGCCATAGGTGTTAAGCTGATGAATTTAGCGATCGCAAACTACGAAGGTGAAATCAATACCTCACAGCGGCAAGCGATTCATTCCATCATCGAAATGGCCGCAGAAGCCGAACCCACCGCATTTAAGTGCTAACAAAAAGCCAGCAACTTGCGTTACTGGCTTACTAAAAATTGTCAATGTATTTTAGGACGAGACAGGAATATAATATTCAATTTATCTAATATGTCTAGGTCGAGTATATTATCAAATTTCGTGTGAGGGTATTGAGTTATAAAATTAAGGCCTATGTTCCTGTTTCATATAAGGCTCGATCAAAGTGTTCTTTAGATATTCCGATAAGTTTTCGAATAAAGAACATATGATGGTGGTTCCAGTCGTCCATCATTCGATATCCATTAGATTCATACGGACATCTATCTTTATCAAAACCGCAGACATATTCAATTAAGTTGAAGTATTCGCTCTTTTTCCAATCAAATTTGTCATAATAGATCTCTTCTTTATAAGATTTAGAATTTTCTGGGTATATAGCTTGTTTTATGCAATTTTGAGGAATAACTATCGACATGTTTCTACAAGAAGCTCCAAATTCTAGTTGATAGTAGTTACCTAGAATTAACCACTTGGTATCCCCAAACACTTTTGGAAGGTCAAATCGCCATTGATTGGAAGCATAGGAGAGTGGTTGAAATGAAGCAAGTACAATCAAATCATAGCTTTCTCTCATTTGATGGTCATTAAGAATCTTTTCCGAAAACTCACATTCTTTTTCATACTTTTTAAGAACGACGTTATTTTCAATTTTATTTTCACTCTCAATAATTGTCATATTACAACCAAGATAACTAAGTACATTGAATGCAATATTAGGATAAGATACTGCCAAAGCTGAAGCCCATCTTGTTGAGTGAGAGTCTCCAATTACTAAAACCTTCTTCCTATCATCCTCTAGCCACTGTAATCTAGAAAAATCATCTACGCGATAAGTCATCTCTATTCCCATATCAAACTGTTGAGAATTGTAATCTATAGTTAGATCTTTTTTTGCGCTATAAAAAGGCAAAGCAAGCAATGGCAATGAAATTAGAATAAGTTTTTTACGATTAATTGAAAGTTCTATAAAGAGGTAACTTATTGTTGATGCAATTAGTGTTGTTGAAATGTATATGAAAAATTCCAAAAAAGGTGAACTTATGTATAGATAGCCTATCAGTTTAGCCACAGGCCAATGCCAAAGGTAAAGTGAATAAGAAATTCTCCCTATATATTGTGAAAATAGGTTATTTGTAATATAGCTAGATTGTTGATTAGAAATAATTACTAGGTAAGTGCCTATAACAGGAAGTAAAGCAAGATACCCAGGCCAACTAGAATCACTAGATACAAATACAAATGATAAAGTGATTAGGCAAATTCCTAATACTTCAGTGATTCTTCTCTTGAGTTTGGAAATGCTCCAAGGGTAAATAAAAGCTACGCCTCCAGCCATCATTTCCCAAGCCCTTGTCGGTAAAAGGTAGTAAGAAGCATCAGGCCAGTAAATCGTTGCTACAACACTAACGATAAACCCTAATATTGTACCGGCAATGATTGAACGCTTTAGATTTTTAATCGATAAAAAGCGTTTTAGAATGACTAAAATTAAAGGGAAGATGATATAAAATTGCCATTCGACGGACAATGACCATGTATGAAGAAATAATTTTTCACTTGAGGATACATCAAAGTACCCTGCCTCTGACCAATATATGAAGTTAGAGAAAAACCCTAAACTACTGAGTGCATGTTTTACTAAAAGTTGGTATGAAATATCGAAAAATAGTACAGATCCAACTAATAAAATAACTAAACATAGAAAGGCAAGAGGTGGTATTATTCTTTTGGATCGTGAACGGTAGAAATATAGTAAATTAAAGTCACCAGAATCAAATCCTTTAAATATTATTCCTGTCATAAGGAAGCCAGAAATAACAAAAAAAACATCTACCCCTGAAAATCCCCCTGGTATCCATTCTGGGTCGAAATGGAAAAAAATCACAGCAATGACCGCTATCGCTCTCAATCCGTTGATGTCATGTCTATATATCATTTGTTACGTTAGTTTAGAAATAGTGGTTTGCATTTTATAGATTAGATTACAGATAGCAATAGGTATTGAGGACGCATTAGAACACTACCTGAACAATATGACTACGAAAGGCATCCTACTAAGGTGTGTATTAGTTTGTCTAACACAGAGCTCACTATAGCGATGGGAAGGTAAATATATGATGCTAAAAAAGTGTATATTGTTCTTGCTCAGACTGTTTATTCCCCATAGCCGATATTCACATCAAACTCGAACTTCAAATGCTTAGGTATTTCAGGGTCATTATTCACCGCTCGCATAAACACCTTACACACGGGTACCACCTCATATTTATCGTAAACTGTGCTGACTTTAATCGGGTCAGGCATGTTTGTGCCTACTTCTGGCATCATGCCCCCCATGCCTGCGGGGAAACGGTGACCTGCAAATACATCTTGTGTTGAAATGTTCTTCACTCTTTCAAAATCGTCTTTAGTGGCAATGTCACCCACTGGAATGATCTGAACACCTTTCTCTTTCCCATTGGGAATATTGATATACATAGAACGGAAATTGCCCGGCCCTTTCGCCCCTTGCAGAGCCTCTTGCATACGCTCATCATCTTCGTCACTTAGGTTTGGGTCACTGGTATAGAAAATGTAACCCATGTGAGCACCATTTTTATAGTAAGCGCGGCGAAACAGCGTAGCATCACGGTTGAGCAATGCGCTTTGCAGGCTGCCCAAATAATCTGGCAATCCATAAATCTGTTGTTGTGGGTCATACTGCCCTGCAAAGATGACATCTTTCGCTCTAAACGTTTTTTGCTCATCATCACGAAGCAGTTGCACAAAGTCACCGTTCTTACGCTTTCTAATGTGCATCATAGGCAGGGGGGCAAGGGCGATTACTTTGCCAAGTCGGTTGCGTATTTTTACTAATCCAAAGTGGCCAAAGCCAAAATAATCCCAACTTGCACGATTAAGTTGATCAGGAGCCATGCCGCCGCCCTTAATGAACCGAGCCGACACATAATTAGACCGTGCTTTAAGCAAAGAGCCATGATGACCATTCACGTTGGAAATGTCCGCAAGCCCCTTAAGCGAAATAGGTGTTTCCCAGTAATCGTCCATATCGTTGTAAAACAGTTCACAGTAGTCAGTCATCCATGATGAAGAATCCACGGCTTGCGGATTATCGAACGAAAAGCAGGTCGTCTTGTTTTCATTATTGCCTGCTTTCAATTCATGATTGGCTTCATCTTGTGTCGTCAATACTTCAGTCATGTTGCTTTCCTATATTACGCTGCGCTTTGCAGCACATACTTAGATTTGGTTGGGTTGTCGTGGTTTAACGGCTCATTATCCAAAGCGTGAGAAATGGCCCAGAACGCATCCGCATGGCCCACCAATTCGCTACGGTCAGCCTTAAACGTCATATCATTGCCTGATTTGGTTGAAACTCGCTTAATCGCCATAAACGCCATAGCCACATCATTGTGTTCGGCATCAAACTGCAAACGGCCATCGTCAATCACATCAATCATCTTCATCACTAAGCGGTTTTTGGTTTCGTTGGAGTAGTGAATAGCCACCGCTTCTCGAGGGTGTTGCGCTTTCAGTAAGTCATAAACCCCTGCGCCTATGCCCGTGGTATCAATGCCCAAATACGTCACGTTGTAGCGCTTGAACACCTCGCCAATTTGCTTGGCTTGGTATTGAAAGTTCAGCCCCTTCCAGTAATGCTTTTCAAGAATACGGAATTTTTCGCCAGGTACTTCAGGTGGCGCAATCACCATCAAACACGCATTGTCTCGCGTTCGTGAAGGGTCATACCCCAGCCACACTTCTCGGTGACCAAAAGGCCGTTTCTCTTTTGGTTTAAAGTCTTGCCAGTGCGCTGAATCCACCATGCACTTGGTGATCTTATTGAATGCGAATATCGAATTGGCACCATCAACAAACACACACATAAACAGGTTCTTAAAATCGGCATCGCTGTATTCGTCGCGCAGCTCCTCGATGTCGGCCAGGTCAAAGCCAGAATTAACCGCATCTTTCATGGTGATGACATAACGCCAATGCTTATCAGGACAAAGAGCCCCGCCGTTACGGTAATCATCAAAAGACGGAAACGGTACATGCTTACGAGACTCCTTATCGCCGCGCCAAGCATCGCCCGTCCAAAACGAATAGGCGGGGTGCATTTTGCTTGATGGTGTAGAAAAGTAGGTTCTGCGCCACTTCTTATGCGTAGCAATGGCAGAAGAGACCTTCTTCACTTCAGTGAAGTTACCAATCCAGAAATACTCATCGGTATAAAGGTGGCCAGAATACGATTGAGCCGTTTTACCATTGGTGGACAAAAAGCGCAGCGTAGCCCCGTTTGATAGAACGATAGGGTTGCCGGTTAACTCGATGTCCCAAAATTCTTTGGCAATACGAATGATGTAAGAACGGAACACTTCAGCTTGGGCGCGAGACGCTGAAAGAAACAGCTGATCGTCACCCGTAAGAATCGCGTTCTCTAATGCTTCACCTGAAAAGTAGTAAGTCGCACCAATTTGGCGAGATTTAAGAATATTACGAATACGTTGATGCAGGTTTTCACGCATCACCTGTTGGAAGGCATAAAGCGAATTGTGCCAATCGGCAAAGCTCTCTTCATTGAGCTCACTGATGTCATTCTTTATCTTCTTTTTGCTGCTGCGCTTTTTCTGTCCTTGGCTGCTGTTTTGTTTCTCGCCTCTTGAGCTTTGAGGTTCTGGCGACTCATCACCACGGGTAGCGCGCTCTATTTTCGCTTTGGCATCCGCATTGGCTTTCAGCAATCTAACATGGTGATCAACAAGCTTGTCGAGTTCCTTTAACTGCTGATCGCTTTTTTCGTCTTTATCAATCAGCACCGCCAGGCGACGATTGACCATTTGCTCAATCGACAACTCATCAAGCAGCAACGCCCACCCAAACTTTTCAGCCCAGGTGTAAATAATACGCTCGCTGTTTATATCTAGCTGTTTGGCAATTTCTTTCGGAGGCGTACCGCGCACATAAAGCTGCTTGGCCGACTCTTTGGTTTCCTTGCTGTAAGCCACTAAATAGACCCAGTTGATTAAGACATATCAGCACTATACGCCCCGATAACACACTCAATCGCAAAGAAAAATTCTGACCAATTCGGTTTTGGCTCATATCCGAATTGACCCGAACAAAACCCAATGAAACGCACTATTTATAAGCGTATGTTTGCTTTACACGAACGATTTGAATAGCAATTTAGCTTTAATGCGAAAGGTAAAGGATAGGTAGCCCAATGCCAAAGATCAGTGATTGGAAGATTATCGCCACCGAAGGGCCAACCGTAGACGGGCGAAAAATTCAGAGAGACTGGATTACCCAAATGGCGGAAAGCTATTCACTTGACCATTCCCCAGCAATGATTTGGCCAGAGCATCGTAGATTTAGTGGTTTTGGTGCGAATTGGGGGCGAGTGGTTGAAGTTAAAGCCGAAGAGCAAGGTGGAAAACTGCGTCTCTTTGCAAAGCTCCTCCCTAATCAATACCTACTGGAAGCAAACAAGCTAGGTCAAAAGCTATTCACCTCAATAGAACCTGAACCTGACTTTCAGGGTGAAGGGCGTTGCTACTTGATGGGCCTAGCTGTGACTGACTCCCCAGCCTCCACAGGTACTTCGCTCCTTCAGTTTAACCGCCAACAAGGCGAAACCACTCAACTTGAATGCAGTCATTTAGAAGAGATTGATCTGGATGAGTGCTTCACCCGCACAGAAAAGTTTATGTCTGTGTGCAAAGAGTTTTTCTCATCTGGCGATGATGAGCCAGAAACTCCATCAATAGCAGAGGACACCGATGTGACCGAAGAGCAACTCAAGGCAGCCTTGCGAGCGCAGTTCAGCGTTTTCAAAGGTGAGCTAAAACAAGAGCTGACGGACGAACTTAAACAAGAGTTCGCGCAGCAAGAGGGTGGCGAACTAGAAACGCCAGATGTGAAGCCAGAAGGTGCAACCGTAGAACAGTTCTCTGCTGCATTAACTGAGCAACTAAAGCCTTTAACAGAGCAAGTAAAAGAGCTTGAAACTAAGTTCAATTCTCTTGTTAACGACGAAGCGCCAGAGCAGCGCCCAGATGCATCGGGTGGTTCAGGTAACACTATGGAGGTTGCATAATGCTGAATGCTATTTCTACTAAGTATCTTGAAGAATATTGCCAAGCACTAGCGAGCGCTAACGCAGTTGTGGACGTGTCTAAGCAGTTCAATATATCTCCTCCAATGGAAACAAAACTGCGCCAAGGCATTCTCCAATCTGTTGGGTTCCTAAGCATGATTGCCATGCTTACGGTAGACCAAATAAAAGGACAAGTTGTCGATGTTGGTGACAGTGGCTTAGTCACGGGTCGTAAGCAAAACGACCGTTTCTATGCCGAACTCGGTCAAAATGGGCATACCTATGAGCTTACTGAAACTGATTCGGGCGCATTTATTAACTGGCAAACAATGACACAGTGGGCGAACTCGGGCAGTAAAGGTGAGTGGGCAAAGCTGATGAACAATGCCATTACTCGTAACTTCGGGTTAGACATTCTTCGAATTGGTTTTCATGGCACTAGCATTGCGAGTGGCGATACAGATCCAAGTACAAACCCGCTAGGTCAAGATGTGAACAAAGGTTGGCTGACAATCGTTAAAGAAAAAGCAGCAGGACAAGTTTTATCGTCAGCCGTGCTTGACCCTACAGGGCAAGCGGAAGACTCCTACAAAAACCTTGATTCTCTAGCAAACGATTTGGAAAACACGACGATTCACGAAGTATTCCAAGGTGATGAAGACTTGGTTGTGCTGGTTGGCCGAGATCTTGTTGCTGCAGAGCAGCACCGCTTATTGGAGTCGGCTAATACACCTACTGAACATAAAGCGGCTCAAAGCCTCGCGAAGACAATCAATGGTCGTAAAGCGTACACACCTCCTTATTTCCCTCCCAAAGCAATGTGGATTACCACGCTGAAGAACTTGCAAGTGCTCACGCAGAAGGGGACACAGTGGCGTAAATCACGCAATGAAGAAGACCGCAAACGATTTGAAACATCTTATTTGCGTATGGAAGGTTACGCGGTTGGTCGCTTTGAGAAGTTCGCTGCTATCGAAGCCGTCACCATCGCTGCCCCAGTACCTGTAGCGTAACTAATCCTTAGCATCAGTAACAACAACTAACCAAGAAAGGAAACAGCATGGGAAGCCCATTGAAACGCCAACGTGATGCCATTCTTGAACGCATCGCCAACAACACCAAATCGGTAGCCCATGTTGATTCCGTGAGTGGAGAACTCTCGGCATCTTCAAACAGCTTGCACATTGCACTGGTTGAGTTTGAGCAAGACAAACTCGCCCTAAAAGAACTTGCCTCTATCTCGCAAAAAATAGACCACAAACGTTCGGTATTGATTCCTAAATATCAACCAATGGTGGAAGCCTACCTAGAGTCAGGCGAAAACTACGAAAACCCAATGTTCAGCGACCTGATCGTATGGTTATTCGATGTAGAAGAATTTGAAACGGCAATGGCCTGGTGTGAGCAAGCCATTGCAAGCAACATCCCAACACCTGAACGATTCAAATGCGCGTGGCCAACCTTCGTGGTTCGCAGCGTCTTTGAATGGGCAGAAAAGCAATACAAGCTTGGACAATCATTTCAGCCTTATTACGACATTGTGGATGAAAAGCTAGAAAGCAAAGAATGGGAAGTACCCGAAAAGCAGTATGGCCCTTGGCTTAAATTCGCTGCGTACGCATTGATCACCAATGACGATGGCAAAGTAAAACCTAGCCACATTGGCAAAGTAGAAGACCTAGAAAAAGCCCAAGCCTTGATGGAAAAAGCCCGAAATGTGTACATCAAAGTTGGGGTAGACACCAAGTTAGGCGAAGTAAAAGCCCGAATTAAAGCCTTACAAACAGGTAATAACCTGTAACCGACTCCTACGCCGCCGAGCCTCGGCTGGCGAGGGTGCAACCGCTTTTAACCTTTTCTAAGAGAAAGCAAGTTGTTAACCCGTCGACCCAGTGGCTAGAGGCTCACTTATTTAAAGGAAAGCGCAATGTTCAACGGCTCAGGCAGCGATTACCAAGACACCACCATCACCAATGATGGCTTTTGGCCTGATTTGAATGTCGGTGACTTTGAACGTCGTCGCGGCACACCGCCTGCGCAAGATGATGACCGCATCGCCTTTGCATTAACCAATGCCATTTCATCATGCAATATCGACCTCACCAGGTTGAAGCAGCGCTATGTAGAAGCAGGTCACGACAAAGCCGAAAACATACCGGCTTACCCGATGATTGAATTGAAAAACCAAGTCGTTATTCAATACGAAGCTGCGGTATTCGCCAGAGCTAAAGCCGATTTACTGCCTGATTTTTCTACCGTGACCACTCGAAAAGAAGGTGATCACCTTGCCGAACGCGCAGATGAAACCAAGCAAGAGCTATTGGCTGAATGCACGCGCATTATTCGCAACATGTACGGCAAAGGCCGCGCAAGTGTGGCCTTGATATGAGCAGCACTGAGTTGAGCAACCAAGAAACCACACCGCAATATCAAGCCGGTTACAAGCTACGCGACTTAAAAGCGTTTCTCTCTCAAATATTGGGCGAAAAAATTGCCAAGTTGATGACCACCGAAATGCATGAAATTGAACTCGTACTTTCGACGAATTTCATGGGTAACGGCAGCTTTGAAATTATGACCCAACGCTATAAAGCCGAGCTCTATTTTGACCGCTTCCCGTATCAAGATTATGACCCAGCGGTACTGTTCGCCAACGTTGCTGCTTGGCTGATGGATAACGACAGCTCACGCGAAGAAAACCTTAGCGAACTGCCAGACCCAGAAATCGAAATCGTACTGGAAGACAACAACAAAAGCGCAGAAGTGATCATCGAAGTCATGCTTGAAGAACCTGTGAAAGTGATTGAAGACCCACAAGGGCCAATCTACTGGCGTGGAAAGCAGTACCGGATTGAAGAACACGAGATTTGGATAGCCGAGAAGTTGAAAGATGTTGTGCTCATAAAAGATGAAGCGTTTGACAATGCTCCAGGTTAAAGCCGACGAACGCAGCTTTTTAAGAGCCAAAGAGCAAATTGAACTTTTGATGCTCGACAGAAAAACCAGAACAAGATTGTACAGAAAATTAGGCGCTCAACTTGTAAAGAAGACCAAAGCGAACATTCGAGCTCAGCGAAACCCAGATGGCAGCCCTTGGAAAAAGCGCAAGAACGGCAAGAAGAAAGTACTACAAGGCTTTACCCGAAAAGTTAAGCACTTTCAGAAAAACAGTAATCGCGATCTATATGTGGGTTGGCCATCAGCCCGAGGCCGAGTGGCACGTCAGCACCATTATGGAATTGCAGAAAGAAGTGGCTTGAGTAAACGAAGACGACAAGCTGCAAGAAACAAAGAGCCCAAAAAGACAGACAAGGCCACTAGAGAACAAGCCAAACAGCTTCGTGATTTAGGTTTTCGACTTAAACCAGAAGGCAGGCAAAAAAGGGGCAAGAAGCCCACGTTGAAATGGATGACCGAACACATGACGGTTGGCCAAGCAGCCAAAACAATTCAAGAGTTGGAAAACAAAACGCCAGCGCGTGATTGGCAAATTGAAAGACCAGAACGACAACTGATCGGCATTAGCCCAAAACGAATGGCAATGATGATCAAAAAAGAACTTAACCGAAACAGGAGCAGCTAACATGGCATGGCCAACCGTTACCATCATTATTCAAAACCTTATGCAAGGGCCGATTGGTGTGCTCGACAGACATTTCCTATACGTAGGCTATGGCACTGTTTCGGGTGATAACCGCCCTTTGTACCTTGTTGATTCCACCTCAGACCTTGATGAAGACCTTAAAACCGCCTCACCTGAGTATCTAGCCAACGTGAAAGCGGCGCAGCTGAATGCCAAACAGAACTGGACAGGTGGCGTACTCATCTTGAACGAGGGCGACAACTGGCAAGACTACGTAAAAATCGCCAACGAAGTCTCAAGCTTTGAGGGCATGGTGATCCATATCCCTGCCACTGATAAAGCCTTTCTCGAAAGCGCCATTGCTTTGCGCACAGAACTTAAAGCGCAACTGGGCCGCGAAACCTTTGTGATGGCGAGAACGCCTGCCATTGATGCAACGGCAGAAACTGGGAAAACATGGGAAACGTGGATTGCAGACACCGTGACGATCCCCAAAGACGTGGCGAGTGAATACATCACCGTGGTACCTACCGTTCATAAATCGTTAGACACCCTAGGCAAATACGCAGGCCGATTGGCGAATGGTGAAGTATCCATTGCTGATTCCCCTGCGCGTGTCATGACGGGCAGCGTTCTTGGCCTGACTGAATTCTTAAAAGACAAAGATGGCAAGAGCCTACAACTCTCGCACCTAAAAGCTCTTGAAACAGCGCGGTTCTCTGTGCCAATGGATTACCCAGACTATCCAGGTCAATACTGGACAACGGGCAACACACTCGATGTGCCAGGCGGTGATTTTCAAGACATTCGCCACATTCGCGTGGCAATGAAAGCAGCCCGTTTTGTTCGAGTTCGTGCGATTGCTCGAATTGGTGATCGTAAGTTCAATTCAACCCCTGCTTCAACCGAAGCGGCCAAGAATTACTTTTCTCAAGACCTACGCAGCATGGCGTTAACGGGTGACCCTGGTGAAATCTTACCGCCAGAAGAAGACGACATCAGCATCAAGTGGGTGACCAACCAAGAAGTCGAAATTGGCATGAAAGTTCAACCGTATGACTGCCCTGTGAAAATCACCGTGTACATCACCATCAAACCGAAGGAGTTCATCTAATGAGCCGTATTTCAGGACGTAATTTTTCAAACAGCATTCTGGGTGAGTTTGTTCAGGTTGAATCGCTAACGCTCACTATTACTGACGAAAGTGAAACGGCATACAGTGGTGGCGTTCCCGATGGTCATACTGACGGCAAAGTGAGCGCAGAAGTGGAACTGGAACTCACCGCCAAGTACTTCAAAGTTGTACATAACGCGGCTAAGTCTGCGGGTAGCTATCGCGATCTCCCACTCGACGACATCGTTTGTTATGCCAATACAGGCGACGAAGAGAAGAAAGTCGAAGCTTTTGGTGTGAAGTGGAAAGTACAGGACATTCTAAACATCGACCCGTCCAGTACTGATGCATCGAAGTTCAAAATGTCCGGCTTAGTGACTAGCCCATTGTTCGTGAAAATTGATGGTGTCTCTTACCTCAGCACGAGCGACACGCAGCACATCATCTAAGCGTATGCACTAACTAAGGACAGAAGATGACAGATTTACTCGACCACGCAAGCGGCTTGGAAACTCAATTCACAGAAGTGGCATTAGCGACTCAACTGAAAAGAGCCAGCCAGAACGCCAACAAAATCAGCGCACATAAGTGCAATGAGTGTGGCGAGAAAATACCGCAGGCACGACGAGAAGCAAGCCAAGGCTGTGACTACTGCATTCACTGCCAAGCATTAGCCGATAAGGGGCTTTTATGATGAAAGAGTGGTTCGACAAACTGACCAACGCGTTTGTTTACATCATGTCTTTGTTTGGAATGACCATCAGCAAGATGTCGTATGAGCAGTGGTATTTCACCCTCTCGTTATTGTTGGGCCTCATCGCTCTTGGTTTGAATGTTTGGCACAAACGCCAAATGCAAAAAATTGCCTCTGAAAAGGGAGTCACCATCAATGAAACTGACTAACAAAATAATTTGCTCTGTTGCCGCCGTTATTGGCCTAGTAACAGGTAGCGCCGTTTTAAATTCGCAACCCGTTGGTGAGGTCGTCATTCAAAATGAAGTGGTGACCACACTACGTGTTAGCCCAATGGCATTAGAGATCATCGGCAACGCAGAAGGGTGCCGAAAAAGCCCCTATGTTTGCCCCGCAGGATTAGTGACTAATGGCATTGGCAACACACAATTTTCACCTAATGAAACCGTGAGTCATGAGCAAATAGCCAAAGACTGGGTGAAGAATATTGCCAACGCGGAAAAATGCGTTCGCAAAGCCGAACAAACCAGTGGCGTAACTATGACCCAAGGCCAGTTCGACGCCTTTACTTCGTTTGCATTTAATACGGGCTGTACTCGATTTAGGCGTAACCCGAATCAAACCAGTACCCAAATTTATAAACACATACTGACGGGTAATTACCAAAACGCTTGTGACCAATTACCTAGATGGGTGTATGGCGGTGGAGTAAAGCTGCCAGGGCTAATAACCCGACGAGGGCTAGAACATGATCGCTGCCATCAAGTGGATTAAGTGGGGTTCACTTGCCTTAGTGCTACTTGCGCTCGCGGTGTTGTGGATGAAGCTCGAAACGTCAGACGCCAAGCGAGAAACCGCAGAACACAAACTGGCAAGCGCATTAACAGCCAATTTGGTGAGTCAAACCACTATTGAAACGCTCACCACAGACAACGAAGCCATGAACCGCTTGCTGGTTAATCGCGAGCGACAAAGCCAACAGGCCAAGAAGGTGCTGCAAGATGAAATCGAGCAACTGCAACAGCAAATGGAAAACATTGAGTGTGACATTCCTATTGATGTTACTGAGCGGTTGCGGCAGCCGTATTGAACCCGTAGAAACTCGAGTGATCGTGAAACTGCCACCTGCAGGGCTAATTGTTCCGTGTGAAAAACCTGCCGTTCGTGGCACATGGCCTGAAGTGGTCACCGAAGACATACCGAAATTAAAAGCCGCACTCAGTGAATGCGCTGAACAACCCGAACAATATTTTCAATGGCGTGCTCAGCATGAAGCGCGTCAATCACTTTCTATAAATGAACAGCAAATCAAAGGACAAGACCATGAGTAAAACCCCAGCATTCACAGCAAAACCAGTTGTTCTAACGATTGGCGAAACTGACTTTACGTTTACGCCTGGTGTAATTGAGGCGAACAACTATTCCAATGAGGTGATGCCAGACAACAAGGTTGTGCCTGCATACAACTACCTAACACGCAGTGTGAAGTCTGAGCAAAAAGACGAACTCATAGCGCTGCTTGATACTGTGCCGCATTTAGTCATGGAGCTGTACGGCATGGTGAGCAGTAACGCCAAAGGCGACATTGTTATCACCCTAAAAAACTAACTAAGCGGGTTGAAAGCATCGAAAGTAATGGAGTCGAACAAGCTTTCACCCTGCGACAGCACTACTTTCCCAACGGGGAAGACGATGAACAAACCCTAGCCAGAGCCATATGGCTAGACAAACGAGAACAAAAGCGCACAGAAGTAGCGGTGCAAAACGCGATAGCGAATCTATTCAGTAAGAAGTGACGAGTATTCAATGGACCAGAAGCTATTAATGCAAATGAGCCTGATTGATCAGGTAACCAAGCCCTTGCAAGGCATCACGAAAGAGATGACCAACGCATCGGATCTTGGAAAAAAAGGCGTTCAAAATGTCGGGATGGGTGCCGCTGGTATCGTCGCGGCAGGTGTCGCCGTTCAAAACGCATTAATGCCAGCCATTGAAATGGATAGAAAGCTCGGTGAAGTGGCATCGCTTGGGGTGGTAGAAGATGATTTAAAAATGCTGTCTAAAACCGCCCTTATAACCTCGGCCAAATATGGTAAATCGGCCACAGAAATGATTGCTGCTTCTTACGATATTAAATCAGCGTTTGGAGACATTAACGGGAATGAACTCGCTGACATAACCAAAAGTTCAGCCGTTCTAGCCTATGCGACCAAAGCCGATGCCGCCACCATTACCAACTACATGGGCACCATGTACGGAATATTCAAAAATTCTGCAGATGAAATGGGCACTGGCATATGGTCGAAACAAGTAGCTGGAATGACCGCCCAATCGGTTGAAATGTTCAAAACCACAGGGGCAGGCATGAGCAGCGCTTTCACCAGTGTTGGGGCGAATGCAACCGCAGCAGGAATTGCCATGGAAGAACAAATGGCAATTCTTGGCACACTCCAATCCACCATGAGTGGTAGCGAAGCAGGTACTAAGTATCGAGCGTTCTTAGGGGGCGTAGCTAAAGCGCAAGACGACTTAGGCTTAAGCTTTACCGATAGTCATGGGCAAATGCTGCCTATGCTCGACATATTGCAAGAGCTGAAAGGCAAATATGGTGAAACGTTAAGCGTGGCGGAATCTGCCGAGTTAGACAAAGCCTTTGGCACCAAAGAAGCCACAGCCATGATCAAACTATTAATGGCTGATACTGATGGCTTAGCGTCTAGCATTGATACCCTTGGCCAAGTACAAGGTATGAGCAAAGCTGAAGAGATGGCCGCAAGTATGACCGACCAATGGGAGCGACTCCAATCCACTTGGTTCGCTGTTCGTGCTGCCGTATTTGGTGCCGTTCTTCCTTCCATTAATGCCTTAGTCGGAGGACTCGCCGACGGCATGATGTGGTTAACAGGTTGGACTGAACAATTCCCATGGTTAACCGAACTGCTTGGGTATGCTGCCATCGCAGCCCTTTCATTGGGTGGCGTTGTTGCCGGTCTTTCGTTAGCGATGGGTATTGGCCAAATGGTGGCAGGCGGTTGGGCCGTGACGTTAGGGGTTTTGAAAAGTGTATTAGTCCTCACTCGCTTTGCATCACTAGGGCTAATTAACGGAATTTACATGTTGGGTGCAGCGTTATTGGCTACACCTATCGGGTGGTTCTTTTTGGCATTAGGGGCTGCAATCGCAGGAGTTGCCTATTTCTGGGATGATCTCAAAGCCTCCTTTGGTGACACCGCTGTATTCAAATTCTTGTCAGACACCATTGATTGGGTGATCGACAAACTCAACATGATACCGGGCATTGATATTGACCTAAGCAGTTCAGGCAGCCCAGAACTTGAAGCGGCAACCGTAGTTCAAGAAATAGAACGCAAGCCATTGCCAACTGCCGAAGAGTTTATGGCGCCTTCTCAAATGAAAAGTAACGCGCAGTTGCCACCGCAAATGGTGCAGAACCTGACCGCACAACCAACAACCCAAATGGGCAGCCAAACCCACATTGGTGAAGTCAACATTTCAACGGAAGGTGGATTCACCCCAGAACAGATGGGTGAGTGGGAGGAACTCAGTGCCGGATAAAGCGCATATCGACATCAAAGTCATTGAGGGTGGCTGGAACATGGACGCAGGCCAACAAGCCGAGCAAGCCAGCGATCTCTATTCCATCGCCCAAGACATTAAACACCGCATTATGGAATCGGGCTTGGCCCGTATGTTAGTGGCCGAGCGTAACCCAACGTTACGGGCTGATGTGTTAGTGCAAATAGAACAAAAAGCGGAACAAGACGAACGAGTCATACCTGGAACCGTCACGGCCAGTGAGGTTTATGGCCTTGACCGAGAAAGCCTAACCGTTCAACTCACAGGCCAAGCTTATGACTATGAAGAAAGCATCAATATTGAGGTGACCCCATGAGCCAACGCCCAACCGTTGATTTTGTCGATGTTCTTAAACAAGAGGGCATTCCAACCACAGAAGAAGCGTTGACTTCGCAACTTGAAGACGATGTAGAAGCGGCAGGCAGCAACATATCAAATGACTCGGACATGAGCCCGTTTTGGCGTTGGGTTAAATCAGCCGTTGTAGCGCCTGTTTATTACCTCATCAACACCGTTCTAGCACTGCATGTATTGCCCAATATGTACGTGGCAACCGCAGCCCGTTGGGGTTTAGAGCTGAAAGCATGGGAGCTAGACGTAGAGCCGAAGGCAGCCGTGAAAATGCAAGGTGGCGTTACATTAACCAAGGCCAATATTGATGATGATACAACCGTAGATGCAGGCATTACCATTCAAAGCCCACCCATTGACGGTGTGGTGTATCGGCTGTTCGTGCTTGAGCAAACTGTTATTCCTGCAGGGCAATTAACTGGCTTTGTGCCATGTATTGCTGAATTGGAAGGGCAAGCGTTCAACCTTGCAGCAGGGTATTACAGCGTGGTCCCCGAAGAGATAAGCGGCATTGTTTCTGCCGAGAATAAGCCTGATTACATCACCACATTAGGCGCAGATATTGAAGCCGATGACGAATTAGCGCTTCGCTTACAAAATGCCTATACCAGTTCAGGCGCTTGGCATATTGATGATGTGTATCGCTCTATCATTGCCAGTGTGGCAGGGATTCGCAGTGACAACGTGTTCTTTCAAAATACGGGGCATATTACACCAGGTACTGCGAACGCTTACATTTTGATGGAAGTCGGCCAAACCCCTCAATCCATTTTGAATGACCTGAATACTCACATCATGACCAATGGTCACCACGGGCATGGTGATGTGCTTACGTGTACAGCCATTCCAGATAAGTCGGTGACCATGAAAGCCGAAGTGGTTTTGGTATCGGTGATGGAAGACCAAACCAAAGCAGCCGCACTGGCCGAGGTTGAAAACCGCATTCGCGCTGTATTTCGTGAGTCCGCCGCTTACCCTAAGATGACCCGAACGCGACCGCAAAGCCGTTTTTCCCTGTCGAAACTGGGCAGTGAAATTCATACCGATTTGGCAGACGTTGAGTCGGTTCGTTTTACCGTTGATGGTCAGGTGCAAGAAGACATCATTTCTGTGCTAGAGCAACCGCGCCTAGAGAGCCTGACCATTGAAGAGGTGAGTGAATGAATATTCCTGATTTCTTACAAGACAAGATGATCAAAATAGCACTGCCATGGTGGCAAGACGGTGAAACCATCCCCGATGAGAAGAAAGAACCCTACTGGCTAACGCTAGGCGTTCAACGCTTCTTCAACCGTGTGTATCAGTGGATGCTTTACCCAATCGGCCAAGCAGATGCCCTGACTTGCAGCATGTCACTACTCAATGTGATGGCGTGGGACAGAGACATTGTTCGTTTCAACGGTGAGCCTTTAGAGCTTTACCGAAAGCGTGTGAAATACGCCGCCATTAATGCCAAAGACGCAGGCAGCGTGGCAGGGTTTATTCGCATATTTGAACGCCTTGGTGTGGGTATTGTCGATTTCAAAGAACGCCAAGACCCAATTGAGTGGGATGTTTGCACCATTGAACTGACCGACAGCGACATGGCCAACGATGCCCAACTGGTTCAAACCCTAATTGAACAATACGGGCGTACCTGCAGGCGCTACCGCTTTGAAGTGAGTTACCCATCAGAACTATTGATAAACCACGGCCAGTTTGGTCACGTGTTTGTGATGTATTCAGCCGGTGACTCAAACCTAAAAACAGAACTAGAGCAGCTACCGCTACCAATTATGCATAGCCATCAACTTTATAGCGTCGCTATGGCAGAGCAAGACCAATGACCCAAACAGCCTTACCACTAGAATTTGAAACCTACATGCGAAATCAGGTTGCAGTGGGTGAGCCCACCGACATGAACGAGATGGTGTTCGCCTACATTCCTGATCTTGACCCAGGTACGCCCATTGACCGAACGCAAGGCTTACCCGACCCAGCACTTTGGGTGTATCAGCAAAACATGGATCAGGTGGGTAAGTTAGGTGACAACGCCTTGGTGCATTCCGTGGTCATTGTCAATGATGTCGAAGAGTTCACGTTCAATGCCATTTATATGCACGACAAAACCACACCTAAATCATGCGGAATGGTGGTGCATACAGCCGACCAAACTAAGCTGCTAGGGCAGGCGTTAACCAAGTCTCTCATGCATCAATATTTGGGCGCGGCAAATATTGCCAATATCACCATTGATGCTGCCACTTGGCAAATTGACTATTCAGCACGAATGAACGGGGTAGACGAAGACCACCGCTTAGCCTGCTTAGATAACTACGGCCACACCGCGTTTGTCGATGGCTTTGACGTAGAGCGCCAAGGTGACCCAACCAAATATAAGGTAACCCCAGGTGTGGTTTACATCGGTGGCCTTCGCGCTGTTCTGGCTGACGAGCAGATGCTCACTATCACCAATTACCCAAACGGTATTTACGTGGACGTGTACCGAGACGGCAGCCCCACATCTAAATGGGTTAACTACGTTGAACTTAAAGTGTCTCAAACCCCATTAGCTGATTACATTGATGGCAGTGGCAAGCAGCATTATGTGGCTAGATTGGCTGGGCTGGATGATGGGGGATTAGTGGAGGATTGGCGCAGCTTTGCGGTTCGCCCAAGTGAAACCCAAGTTCAAAACCGCTTGTTGGGCAACCAAAACTTTAATGTAGCTGGTAAAGACGGTCACCCGATACCAAGTTCTACCCAATACACCTACCCAGCAGGGCAAGAAATTACAGCAGGTATTTTGGCATTCACGGAATGTGTGATTACCAAAACAGGCAAAGAGCTATCAGGAACAGGAACCTACCGACGCACCATTGATGGTGAATTCCCAGATGACTACTTTGGGGTGAAGCGACTCGACAACACCCAAGACCAAACGGGCGTTTCGTTAACGATTGAAACAGGTAATACCCACATTGATGTGAATTTAGCTGACGCAGGTGCGCACATGTTCCCTGGTGTAAGTGAAGTACAAGGGATTTGGCCAAGTTTAGGGGATGAAGTGTCACTCGAGTCTAGTTACATTTTGCTAATGAGATCAAGAGCCACAAAGAATGTAACAGCAGATCGTGCGCTTGATGTGCCAGAAAGGAATGATACAGGGGTTGAGATATTCGTATCAATCTATCTAGGCGCGGCCGCCGGAATTGGTGATACATTTACGTTAGAGGTTGATGGTGTTGAGGCTGCAACAGGATTATATTCTAACGGCTCATCTTGCATATCCTACCCAATCCCTAACAATTCTACATATGAATTAAAATCAACAGGAAAAACGGGCCCTGTAGCTTGGAGGGAACTAAGGTGATGAAACATTATATAAATGACGAAACAGGTGAGGTAAAGGGCTTTATTTTCGAAGGCGCTAGACCAATGACAGAAAAAGAGTGGTCGGAGTACAGAAACCAGCCTCTAACAGCCGAACAACTCGCACAAGCCAGACAGTCAGAAATGGTCTCTGAACTTAACTGGTGTGACTTACAGCTAAAACTTCACGCAAGCTCAGACCGCCGAGCACTGGCCACACTCGATGATATCCACACCTACGCGAGAGCTTGTCGAGACCATGTCCGCGATGTTGATAAAGATGGTACCTTAGAGATTGTTGGCGAGCAGCCAGTAAGACCAGAGTAAGGGCTAGATAATGACCCCAATCACGTGGCCAACCAACGCCCAAACCATTCAAACCCGTGCTGAAACGGTCACCGACCAAATTGGCACTGAAATGAATAATGCATTAAGCCGGTTAACAACACTTGAAAGTGACGCCGATTATGGGCGTCACCCATTAAGCGTGGAAGCGGGGGTATTGAATGGGCTTCGTGATGATCTCAATAGTTTGATTCAACAAGGTACCGTCATTTCTGCCACGCCTTATCAATACGAAGTCGGTCAAAAGTTGGAATCTGGTTATTACCTTACCCCTAATAATGCCCGTGACACCTTGACCGCCAAACTACGTGATCAAACAGATACCCATAGGTCAGTTGGTTATCTTCACTGTATAGCGGTGATGTTAAGCGCTTCGAATAAAGAAAGCTTTGCGACTAGCCTTTCAAGTATTACCCAGATGTTTACCTTGCCAGATTGGATGCAAACAAGCCGCCAAGCTATCGCACTGACAACTCATGAACGTGACAAACTGCATGTGCCTTCGCCCATTATTCAGCCGCGCTTTAAACCCAAAGCCACAGTGAATGCTCTGCCACTTTACGACTACGAACGCCATCAAGCCGCGCAAATTGCCACTTTGGAATCGTTAGCCAGTGATGCAACGAACGTGATCGGTAAACTCAGTGCACTAGCAATAAAACGAGCGAACGTTATGGCCAAGCTAAAAGCCGACATCAACGCACTAAAAACCTTGCAGGGCAGTGTTTGGGCGGTGAAATTCTCAGGTACACCAGAAAGTATTGCGACCCAACTGCAAAACACGGCCATGCCTAATACCCATCAGCACACCATCATGAGCCTGATGTTAAGCCATGAGCCGCTGACGTTTTTCGAACAACTACTCAATGCGGGGTAATGAAAATGCTATCACTCGACGGTGAGCTGTTACCGCTTCAAAACCTCAAAGTAAACTGCTCTAAGCAATTCAAAGCCAAAGACATGAGTGGTCAATCTTCATCTACGGCTTCATCAGAGCAGGGCGAAAAAGGTGTGAAGGTAGATGTATCGGGCACCATCGCTTTCAAAAATGAAGTTCAGCTAACTCGTTTGTATGAACTGTTCTCGATGAAACAAGATAACGGTGATCGAAAGATATTCCGCATTGGTAACCGAGACGCCAAGTTATACAAAATTCGTGAAGTGAAGTTTGAAGGCAAACTGTCGTCTGAATCTCATGATCGGCTATTGGCTTGGGTAATTAGCTTTTCACTCAGAGAGCAAAATTCAGCCGCCGAACAAAAAGAGATTCGCGCCCGTGAGCAAAGTAGCCCAGCTCAAACAGAAAACAATGCCCACGCTCAAGCCCTAAAAGACGCAGACGAGGCGCTTAACTAAATAAGGGAACGCATGAAGCTAGAAAAACGCCTGTTCGTCGGTGGGGAAGAAGTCACATTGGCAACCAACCAAGTTAGCTTACTTCACACCATTGGCAGCTCTGCCATTTTTACCTATCAGCATGAAACGAAGCCTCAACGATTTGGCTCTGTTCGATTTGATATTGGCTACGATGAGAGCACCAAGCTGTGGTTTGAAGGCACCATTGACAAGGTGTACCCAAGCACAAACGGCAGCCATAAAATACTGGTGAAAGAGCACTGCGCGATATTATCAAAGCGTTGGCCTGTTTCTATTGAACACCCGACCATGCGCGATGTTTTGAATTATTTGGGTAAGCAAGTTGGCCTAAGCTTCGTGCTGCCAGAGAACGCCAGTTATATCGACAAACAAATCCCTAATTTCACTTCTCAAGGCACGGGTTATCAGTGTCTAAAAGCCATAGGCAAAGCCTTCAATGTGCCTGATTTCATTTGGTTTCAAAACACAGACCAAACCGTGTATGTCGGTGCATTTGAGCACAGCCGATTCTTTGATAAGAACGTGACACTGCCTCAAGAACTCACCATCAAACAAGCGGGGAATGCCATCACCTTTGCGCCGTTCCCAATGTTAAGGCCAGGGGCCATCGTCAATGGCAAACGAGTGAAACGCATTGACCTAATTAACGACGAGATGACCGTGACTTGGGAGGAGAGCCAAACCGAGCAGTCACCCAAGCGAAAAGAAATGATGAAAGAGTTCCCAGAGCTTGCAGCAGGGCATCACCTTCCACGTTTTGGGCAAATCAAAGCGGTGCGTGATGAATCTACATCAGGCCAAATCAATGACCCGTTTCGCCCTCGCCATGCCGTTGATGTGCAGTTACTAACCGACAACATGCAAGTGGATACCAAAGTGCCGTTGTATAAATCCATTCCTTTGCCGATCACAATGGTCGGCCATGAAGCTGGCGTGTTGGGTTACCCGCTAGAAGGTACCATTGTTGAAATTGCCTTCGCTTATGGCCGTAACGATTTACCCATTATTCGCGCTATTTACGGCAGAGAGTTCGCACTGCCAACCATAGAGCCAGGTGAACAACTGCAACAGCAACGCGAAGAAGTATCAAAGCGAGTTGACCCTGCAGGCAATACCATCGAACAGACAGACCAACAACAAAACCAAAAAGCCTACCGAAAGCACGACGAAGCCACACATTACCAAGGTGAATTAGGTTCGCACACACTCAATATTTCAGAGCACAGCTTAGAGAACATCATAGGCAAAAAGCTCATTGAAGCATTGGGCGCTATTGAATTACTGGCAGGCGACAACATAGAACTTGGAACACTTGGCAATATGCACACCGCATCAGCCGGTGATCTCATCGAAACCATTGGTAAGGTACGCCGAAGCATTGCTGCCGATCATCAATGGATGCAAGCCCCAAAGACATGGATAGGTTCGAAAGAAGAAAATGTGCTGATATTACTCTCTGAATTGATGCAGGTAGTAAAAGAACTGGCCGATACATTGGCAAGCCACACGCATGGTGGAATACTCGCTGGCACAGCTTCAACCAAAGCACCGAATCAAGCCAGCGCTATCACTGGCCATGGTGGTGACAGTGGGGAGCTAAAAGGACGGGTGGATGGGATTACCAAAAAGTCCTAA